TCGGTAGCACTGAGGATATCAGTTCCGAGAGTATCGGTATGATATCGCTTGCGAACTGGGCCGCAAAATCGACCACCACGGGTACGAGTTCCTCAACTGCCGGGATGATGGCGGCCAGACCGTCCGTGATAACGGGCATCAAAGCCTCGACCGCAGGTAGCAGGGCTGTTATGGCATCGTTGACCGAATCGAACATGGTTGTGGCCATAGGCTCAAGAGCGACCTTCATCTTATTCGTGAACATTGTCCACTTCTCTGCGAGGTCGTATGTATCCGTGGCTGCACCGTTGATGGTCTCCGAGGAGGCTTCGAGTTCGCCCATGAAGTCCTCCATTGCCAGTGTTCCGTCTCGGATGGCCTGTGCCATTACCGTGCCGGAGCGAGAGCCGAACAACTCCATAGCGAGGCTGATAGCCTCTGTCTCGCTGTTTGCGTTTTTGATTGAATCGTAATACTTGGCGTATGCGTCCTGCGCTTCAAGACCCATATTCGCCGAGGCTTTGACCGCATAGGTCATAGCCGTCATGACTGTGCTTGTCTCGTAACCTGCCTTCTCCAAGCGACCGAGCATTGCTGCCGATTCGTTATAGGAGAAACCCATCTGTTGGAAGGCGGCACCGTTGCTCTGTACGAGCGAGGTGAGTTCAGTAAATCCGATGCCTGTAGACTGGGATACTTTGAAGAGCCAATCCATGCTGTCGGACATCTCGTCTGCGTTCAGACCGAATATCTGGAACGACTGCGAGGATGCCTCGATAACACCGCCGAGGTCATCGCCGAGCATATCCGAGACTTGAATTGCCTGCGCCGACAAGGTTTCCAACTCATCGCCTGTCAGTCCGAGGCGAGTGTTGTAGTCGGAAATCGCCTGCGCTGCACTCTCCATGTCGGTCGGCACGGAGGAATATACATCCCTCATGCTCCCCTTCAAATCTTCGAGTGCTTCGCCTGTCGCACCTGTCCCGATGCGGATGGTGTCGTAGGCGTTGTCGAACTCCGCTCCGAGGTCATACAGTGCCTTGCCTGCTGCGAGGGCGGCAGTGGTGATGGCGGCCCCGGCAATAGCGATGCCCTTGAAGGCGGTCTTTGCACTGGCCGATAACGACTTCACTTCTTTTTCCGCACTCTTGGTCGCATTCTTAAAGGAACTGTCGACCTTGCCTGCGATTTTAATGGCGAGTTCGTACTCTTTGCTTGCCATGCTCTGCCACCTCCTTTGCCAGTTCGATTAACTCATCAACGGGCAGGGAGAGAAAGTAATCAATCCCTGCCTTCGTGATGAGAGACAGGTTCAAACACGCTTTGCGTAAGTCCGGCGCGTCTAATCCTGTTAGTCCGCGCCGAAAATAAAACCCGTGACGATGTTCTTCAGTTTGATAGCCTCCCTCGCAGGGAGACCAGTAAAGAACTCGATGGGTTTCTTCGTGACACGGGCCGCAATGACACAGGCGTACTGGAGGGACATTTCGGGCAACGCCTCAACGGTGCCGCCCTTGCTCATGACCTTCTGGGCCGCAATCATGTCTGCGGCGGTGATGTCCTCGATGCCGGAGAGGTCGATGCTCTCGACCGTCTCCTCCTCGAAAGTGTAAGGTTTTCCGAATGTGAGAACATAAGGGTTCTCGTTTTTGATGTTCTTGTCAGCCATTAGCACAGAGACCTCGCTTTCTCAAGAATATCGACGCCGTTCAGCTTGTAGACGCTGTTCAGCTTGTCCAGTTCGACCTTGGGTTCGCTGTTGAGGTCGATGCGGATGTAGGTTAGCTCCAATTTAACGGAACTGCCCATCGCACCGCCCTGCTTGACAGTGCCGCCAGTGAAGGCCTTGCACTTACCACGCACAACGACACGCATACCGACATAGTCGACACCGCCACCGTTGGTGGTAATCTGAATAGAGCCACGGAGAGTGAGGTTGACCTCATCGCCGGGGTTCATCAGAACGAAGGTGTCATCGGTGATGTTGCGGAACGGAATCTCCATCTCCTGCGAACCGAAGTGACCGATGGTGGGGTCATCGATTTCGCCGAGGATGCCGGGGCCGCTGATGGTCTCGCTGATTGCCTCGAAGTCGGGCAGAGTCACTTCGCCGGAAAGACCTGCGAGAGTGCTGCCGTCCTTGTAGACATTGAACATATTGATTTTAGAAGGAATGCCATTCATGTTTCAGTCCTCCTTTCTTACTGCTGAAGCGCTGCAGTGAGCGCCTCGGTATCGAACTCCAGAATGTCCTCGATGTCCTCTGCAGGAGTGTAAGGAGCGAGATACTGGTGGAAGGTAATCTTGCCGTTGAGGATGTCCGTGGTCGGGTTCTCCTCGGCGAGATATTCCACACGGTAGGTCGCACAGTAGCCACGAGCCACATAGCCGTTGCCTGCGATGTTGGCACTGTCAACGATGTTCTCGATGAGGCGCTTGTTCATCGGGTTGTCGACCTTCTGGAAGTAGGTCAGAATGAAGCTGTTGCCGGCCCAAGTAAAGAACCTGCGGCAGCAGAACCATCTATCCTTGGGGTCGGTGGTGGACGGATAAGCGCAGGAGTTGTTGCCCCAAGACTTAAATCCGTTCATATTGAGCATGGTGACCACGCCGTAGCCGTTGACGGTGTTGGCTTGGTCTTGGTCGAGTTTGATTTCTGTTCCGTCATAGAGAACGGTCGCAGTTGCACCACAAGCCTTGTTGGAAGGAGAGAGGTACGGCACATCGTTGTTCTGTGCGTCCAACTGCTGCGTGAGGGCAGCCATGATAGCGGACATATAGAACTTCTTGCTGCCGACCTTCGCCATAGGCCAACAGGCGATGGCGTGGGAACTGGTAGCACCGAGGGCGTTCTTTGCCGTCAGAACATCGGCATAGGTCGATGCGTGAGGAACGGCGGTGTCTCCCTCGTTGATGCCGGAAACCGTGCAGATGTCAAGGACGCACTCGCAGGTGAAGCAACCGTTGATTTCGGTGCATTTGGCCTGCATAGCGGCCGCCACGCTCGGATAGTGAGACCAGCCGGGAGCAACAAGCAGACCGGGGGTCATTCCGAACATGGGATAAATCTGGCGGATGGTCTGCAGACCAGTCTCGACATTGCCATTGGCTGTACCGATGATGTCCTCGAAGTCGACCATAGTCGGGTCGATTACATTGGCACTGGAGAGGTAGAGAGAAGTTGCACTCTCTGCACCACCGCCTGCGATGACGGTAGCGACCAGTTTGCCGTCCGCATTGAAGGAGAGGGTGTAGTCCTCGTCAAGCACCAGAGGAGACTCTGCTGCAGAGGTGAGTTTGATGACAACGCTGTTCTTGAGAATACCAAGGGTCTCAAAGACAGCCTGCTTGTCATTGACGGGAGCGTCCTCCGGCTGTGCCGCAGTCTTGTGAACCGCAGGGTCGAGGACATTCACGAGGATAATCGGGGCAACATTCTGCACGTTGAAGCAGGTGTAGATGCTCTGGCAGAGAGTGTACTTCTCCCAGTCATCAGAATAGCCGACAGCGGCACACGCCTCCTTGTAGGAGTAGCACAGCTTCGGGGTATTCACCGCCCCTGCAGGGTTGTCCACGAGGTTTACTGGGGCAGTGCCGAAGATGACCTGCAGTCCGGCAGTGCCGGAGATAGGTGCGGTCAAACTGGTTTCCTGCTCGGATACATAGACGCCATGTTTATAAGGCATATATCTTTACCTCCTTAAATGGATTTTTTGATTTCCAGATAGATTGCATAAAGAGAGCCGCTTCGTCCCTCAATCTGCATCCTGGCCTCTCGGAGTTCCGAGATGGGAAGAATGAGGTTGCGGATAAGCGGCACCTGCTTTGCCTTTTCATTCAGCGCCTCTGGTACGGTGCTGAACATAGAGAAACGATTGCACACATGGGGAATCGTTGGGCCGCAGTACACCAGAATGGTGCTTCTCTTGGCGGCGACCGCTGCGGTTTTTTTGGCTTTGCTCATGCCAGTTCGTCCTCCTTTTCGATGGCAGGGACTTCGAACTGCATCAAAAGTCCGCCGTAATAGTATGGATATGTGTCCTCGTCCGAGAGAGACCAGTCCAAGGCGGGCTTCATAACGAAGCGGCTGCCGAGGACTGGGTTCTTCCCGAACCTCTCCACAATCCGTTGAATGATAGAGAGGATATCTTGGTGGCCGTGCCGAGCCGTGTTGTCATCGCATACGCAGATGACCACATAGACGGTGACGGTATGCCCGTCATCATCCGAGGCTTTTTTGCCACCTTGAATTTCCGAGACGATGTAAGGCTCTGGCAAATGCTCATCGAGCAGAACATCATCGTCCCCTTGCTTCACAGGGAGAGAGTGGACATAGGATTTCAACCGTACACTATGCCCGATGCTGTTCATGAAGGTTCGCTCCGCAAACAAACTCTCGAACTCTGCCGCAAGGCTCTCCTCAAGGTCGATAAATGTACCTGCGTCAAATGTCATTTTTGCTTCGCCTCCACGGTCTTTTTGATATATTTTCGGATGTTCGCATCCAATAGTTCTGCGATTTTTGGCTCAACTTCTCCATAAACCTCCTGCTCGTTGCCTATCATCTTCGGGATGGAGGGAGAGAGCAGTTTTCGCAAAGGCAGTCGCTCTGGGCCTCTACGCTGAACGATGGATACATGACCACTCTTGAACTTTGCGACAAACGCCTTCAAATCGCCCATTTCGAGCCGCTTCATGCTGCTTTTCACGAGGACTTTGCCTGTCGTTACTTCGGGTCGTGCGGCCCCAGTAGACGGCGTTTTCGGGTTTGATTTGAAATCTATCAATTCGAGTGGCGCTCCGGCAGTAACAATCAACGCCTCCAACTTTCGGGCGGAGGCGTTTTTGATTGTCATCGCTTTGTTGAACTTGCTCTTTTGGATAACATAAATATCCTTCGCTTGGGTCGCAAGCATCGACCGGGCATCCTTGGCGGTGGCGTTCAGCGCCTGCTTAAGGACGGTCGGCGCTTTGTCGTGATATTCACCGAGTTGGTCGGCGATGGTTTTTACCAAGCCGTTATCATCCACAGTGAATACAATCATGACCTAAACGCCTCCAGTTCGATGATGAATAGACCCGACTGCGAGTCGACATCGACAACCTTATATCTCCGAGCATCGAAAATAATCTGGTTACCGATGGCAGGCTTCGCACCGTACTCGGACGCACGAACCATGAGAAGTTTGTGTCCGGCATAGAGACCGCTGTCGCTTGCCGTATAGACACGCTTGGCGCTCCTGCGGATGAGTTCATCGTTGTCCACGATGACACGCATCTCCACATTGTTGATGGTATGCGTCTCCCAGAACTCCTCAAGGTCGCTGAACCACACCGTTCCGAGGTCAGATGCCACAAGGTCTTTGAATGCGCTCACTTCTTGGACGCCTTCTTGCTGCCGTTGGTCTTGGTAGACTGCGAAGCCTGCTTCACTCCCGAAGCAGCGCCGGGTGTGGTCTCGGTACGCTTCGCAGTATCCACCGCAGGCTTCTCCTCGTCCCAGACAGCGGACTCGGCGTCAAGCCATGCGTTGACCAGTGCAGCATCGGTGGTGGGGAGTTCATCCCCTGCACCGTATAAGCGGTTCTGATGGAGAATGCTCCTCGTTGCTTTCAGCTTCGCCATGTCTGCACCTCCGCTTAACCGATTTTTACACGGACAACGGTGTCGGCAGCAGTGGCGGCAGCAACCGCCCAACCTGCAGGCACATCGGAGTTGGTCTTGGTGACCTTCTTGGATGCGGCGTTGAAGTAGACGGCATCGCCGACAGCGATGGCGAGACTTGCGGTCTTGTCGATTTCGAACACGCCCTCAACGGAGAGTGCTCCGACAGCACCTGCAGGAATGTCACCTGCGGCCACGCCGATACGAGAGCCGAGGCTCACGACATCGCCTGCGGCGATAGCGGCGATGGCAGTATAGTCGATGGTGTTACCCTTCTGAATGTACTTTGCCATTTTGATTAACCTCCTTATTAGTTATGCGGCGCAGTTCTTAAACCACGCCGGGGTTCTTGTAGATGCCTCTGTAGTCGACAGCGGTGATACCCCAGTCGAGCCAGATATCCCAGACGAAGCCGAGCTGACCTGCGACCTCGCTTCTGCGGAAGGTAGGAGTCTCCTGACCGTTGAGGTAGTCGACCTGAATGCTCTTGGAAGTAGCAGGGTCGGCAACCATGAACCACGGCTTCGCACCCTCGCCAGAGAGAGTGTTAATCCAAGGAGACTGGATGACCTGCAGAGGATAGTTGTAGAGGGGGTTGATGTCGTTGTTGGCAGAGCCGACAACCTGTGCGCTCTTGAAGATGGTCGCAAGCACGAACTCGTAACCCATAGGCACGATGAGGTACTTGGGAACTTCAT